ACCTTTAACATAATTTCTACCATTAACCATTAAATTTCTTAAACGCGATATTTTATCCGTTAATCTAATAGCTAACCCAGTTAATGAGAATTTTTTATCATCGCTATTATTAACGATATCTCCGCCTAATGATATATTATTTAACCCATAATCCATATGTTTAGCCGCAAACATTGCATACATTTCGGTTTGAATTCTAATAAATTCATTAGATAAATCTGGGTATTCTTCTTCAAAAATAGTTATTGTTTGATTAACTTCATCATCAATAAATTCTTGTATTTTTTTATTTGGATATTTAGAATCCATAATTTCTCTATCACTCATAACTTTTTCTATTTCTTTTGCATTGTTACCAAAATGGCCTACATTTTCCTCTAAATATTTCGATATTGAACTACCCATTTAGCAATCCTTTAGTATTAAAATATTTATCTAATGCCGATAACCTATCATCAGCATCTACTAACATAATAAGTGCTTCTTCAGCATTCTTATAAAAGTCCCCGGTTGAATGGTCTCCAATACCAACTGCTTTGTTACCTAATAATTCAAGTGATAACATAGCTTTTGCTTTATCTGCTTGTGCAGATGTTCTTAACATATCTACTAATTTACTCATTTTAATATTTTTTTTATTTCTTTAGTTTCTAATCCCCTATTTGCTAATATACGATTTATTTCTGTGGTATCCAACAAAGTTAGGTACTCATTGACTTCCCTTGATGAACATTTAAAATGATCCCTTAAATGGTCTATTAATTCAGGGTTTTTCTTTTTTACTGTAGATTTAATATATTTATTCCATTTATTATTTTTAGGAATAAATTCTCTATAAATATTATAAATCATAGTTTTTTCTTGAGGTGGTATTTCTTGTGCAAGATTAACTACTTCTACATAGTCTGTATTTTGAGATACAAATCTGTGTATCATATATGAATTGAATAAATTCCAATCATCATCGGTAAATGAAGATGAAGGAGATTTTTTTGTATTAATCTCCTTTATCCAATCAAATATATTTTTCATTTATACCAATTCCTCTTTTAATTCCTCTCTTAATTCTACTGGAATCCCTTCACCTAAGATTTTCATAGTTGTTGGATCATAAAATACAGGAATAGGCATGATTGCGTCATTATCTGTTCCTGCTACAAATTTTGAAATTTTTCTTAAAATAACTCCACTCATAAAGATGCTTCCACCTTCTTCGTTAGTTATTCCTGTTGTGTTAGTTAAATCTATGTTTAACTGTGGTGATTGTGGTGCTTGATTCATAATTATTTATTATTTATTAAATTTGTTATTAAACTTATACAATTTATTTCCTTATCTAAACGGAAGTTTGCTTTATATTGATGTTCATTTATTATTATTGCCGCTGTACCTACCTTATTGGGGAGGTATTCTTCAGCATTATCAAATAGATATCGAAATAAATCCTCAAAATCATCAACGTTTGAATTAGCGAGTATTTGTCTTATCTTTTTAATTTGAGGTTTAGATTGTTTTAATTCACCTACAATAGCAGACATATAACCTGTAGAGATAAGTAAAGAATCATCTATCTTTAACTCTCCTCCAGTACTACTTGATTGAATAGTGTTAAGCATTTTTCTTATGTCAGGATAAAACCTGTTAACAATTTTCCCAATGGCAGGGGCTTCATAACTAATGCTTTCAATATCACAAATAGTGGCTAAATGTGCTGCTACTTCTTTTTTAGTAGGTGGTACTATTTTAAATGTTTGACACCTTGATTGTAAGGGGTCTATAATTCTTTCTACATAATTACAGGTTAAAATAAACCTAGTGGTACGTGAAAATGTTTCAATTATATTACGAAGTGAAGCCTGTGCTTGAATTGTAAGAAAATCTGCTTCATCCAAAATTACCACTTTAAGTGGTTTAAAAGAAGCAACACTTGCAAAACTTGATACTTTATCTCTAATAGTTTCAATTCCCCTTTCATCAGAGGCATTAATATAAAGATGATCACAATCTAGATTTCTAACGCACAGTTTAGCAAGAGTGGTTTTACCTGTTCCTGCTGGACCATAAAATAGATAATTCTGGATATCATTATTATCTAACTGGTTAGAAATAGAGGCTTTTAAGCTCTCATTTCCAACATACGTTTCTAAAGTTGTAGGCCTATGTTTTTCGTTTAATAAACTATTTTCTTTAGTATTCACCATATATAGAGAATTTCTGTTCTTTTGGTTTTTCAATTATAACTTCTTCTGCATCTATAGCAAATAATTTGCCTGCTAGTGGTGATAATTTATACTCGCCTTTAAATCCTGTTTTAGTCATATAAGCTTCTAAAGTATCAGTTAAAGTTTTATGAACTGGACCACTAGGTTCATTTGCAATTAGTCTCCATTTATCTCCAGGAGGTACCCTCCTAGCGATTAATATATCTTTTTCTATCGTTTTAGTTTCTTCCATAATATGAATATACGAAAAATAAATGGGGGAGACAAAAACTCCCCCAATTACCTTATTGTTCTTTTACAGATGCTTTTTTATAATCTGTAATTAGGTTTTTAATAGCCATTGCTGCTTTACGAGCTCGTTGTTGTGAGGCTTTTGTTGTTCCTGCATTGTTTTCTGCTAAGGTATTGAAATTTTCTTCAATCGCCTCAAATAATTCCTGTTTTGTCATTTTTTATTTATTTATTAATTATTAATTTTACATCATTCCCTGTTGTGCATGTCCCATTACCTGATCCATTTTATTAGAATCTGATGATTTATCTTGGGTTAAAGTACATTCAGTTAATAATACTGTTCCTGCAACTGACGCTGCATTTTCTAATGCTAATCTTGTTACTTTAGTTGGATCAATAATACCTGCTTCTTTGAAATTTTCAATTTCTTCTGTTTTAAGATTATATGATTCCCAAACATTATTATTTTTAATAATATCACGTGCTAAAATACTAGAATCTGTGTTGGAAATACCAGCATTGGTTAAAATTTGTTCGAATGGCATACCACAAGCATCATACACAATTTGTGCTCCAATATTATCTTTAGTAATAGATTCACGTGCAACTAATAAAGCTTTTCCTCCTCCAGGTACTATACCTTCTTCAATGGCAGCTTTAGTAGCGTGTAATGCATCATCAACTCTATCTTTCCTTTCTAACATTTCCGTTTCAGTACTTCCACCTACGTGCACAATAGCTACCCCACCAACAAATTTAGATAACCTGTTTTGTAGTTGTTCTTGTTCATATGGTGTCTTACTTTTTAAAATTTGTTCTTGTAATTCATCAACACGTTTTGCTATAATATCAGCATCTCCTTTACCGTCTACAATAGTTGTTTGTTCTTTTGTAATAGTTGCGATTCTTGCTTCACCAAACCAATCCCAACTAAACTTGTCAAGTTTCATACCCTTATCTTTACTAAATACTACACCACCTGTTAGATTGGCAATATCTTCTAAGACAAGTTTTCTTCTATCTCCAAAATCAGGTGCTTTTACAGCACATACATTTACTGTACCTCTCATTTTGTTTACAATTAAAGTAGCTAGGGCTTCGTTATCAATATCTTCTGCAATAACTAATAATGATTTTCCTTCTGCTGATACTGCTTGTAATATAGGTAATAATTCTTTAACTGTATTTAATCTTTGATCTAAAATTAAAATTGCTGGGTTATCTAAGGTACAAGACATTGTATTATTATCAGTTACAAAATAGGGGGATTTATAACCTCTATTAAATTGCATTCCTTCTACTGTTTCTAAGTAAGTATCTCCTGTTTTAGATTCTTCAATATGTACTACACCTTCTAAACCTACCTTATCAATTGACTGAGCAATTAATTTTCCTGTTTCTGGGTCATTATTGGCAGATATAGTTGCGATTTGTTCTAGTTGACCTTCTGCTGAAATATCTTCAGATACTGATTCTCTTAGTTTAGATGTAACTTGCTTAATTGCGGATTCAATTTGTCTTTTAATCTCAACAGCATTTTCACCATTATCAAGATGTGATAATCCTTTTTTAATCATCTCTCTTGCTAATAGGGTAGAAGTTGTTGTACCATCTCCGGCTTTTTCAGCGGTTTTAACTGCTGCTTGTTTAATTAATAATACTCCTAATTCCTCACTAGGGTCTTTTAATAAAAAAGACTTTGCAACTGTTACTCCATCTTTAGTTGATTGGGGTGCTTCTTGTGCTCCTTTAAAAATTACTACATTTCTCCCATTAGGTCCTAAAGTAGCAACAACGGCATCAGCAAGCTTGTTTATACCTGATTGTAATTTTGTTCTGGCATCCTTGCCATAATGAATTTTTGTTTCCATTTCTTAATTATTGATTAGTTGATTCTTCTACTTTTGCTAATACTTGATTTTCAGGGCCTATATAATACTCTACACCTTCAAATGGTAATTTGGTAAACCCTTGTGTTGGTAGGACTACTTTATCTCCAATTTTTACTTGTGGTACTAATAGTACTCCACTGATAGTATATCTACCAGGACCTACAGCAATAACTTCACCAAAGGTATTTGTATCTTTTCCCATATCAGGAACGATAATATTACCATATACTGCTTCTTCGGCTTCTATGGGTTTAACGATAACTGCATCATAAAATGCTCTTAGCTCTTTCATCTACGTACTGTTTTAAATTTAGTGTTATTTGTTTATAATTCTCTATGTATTCACTTAATTGATTGTAATCCTTATTATTAGACTGTAATTCAGAAATTCTCATTAGAGCTGCTCCTATAGTAGGATAGTAATACAAAGACTTTTCATAAGTCTTAGTTTTACCTTTAGCTCTAAAATGAGAAGCATCTGATGTTACATTCATTTTAATAGTATAACTATACTCGTCTTTAGTAATAAAATAGGGTTCCAGCAAAGGATCGGTAATAGTCTTAATAGACTTTCTTTTTGTTGTCATATAACTTATTTATTTAGACGTGAATATACGAATAATATTGCGCTAGGACACGCTTTTTTGGTAAAACTTTTATTTTATTTTGATTGTTTTTGCTTTTTTAGATTCCGCAATTGGAATAAATAGATGAAGCAAACCATCTTTCATTTCTGCTTCTAATTTCTCAAGTTCGAATTTAGCTGCTACTTTATAACCTAAGTTAAAAGATCGTTTAGCTAATCCTTTATAGATGTAGCCACTATAATCAAAATCTTCTTCATTAGGTTTATCATAGATAATTTTTAAAAGATCTCCATCAATTTCTAGTTGAATGTCTTTTTTAGTTAGACCAGTACAGGCAACTTCAAAATGAAGTCCTTCATCGTCATAAAAAATATCTAGTGGGTGTGGTTGTTTGTTTTCAAACGTAGTTGGTTGAAAAGCGCCGTCTGCCTTAAATAGGTTACGGAATAGTAAGTCGAACGGTGTACGTTCATTGAATAAT